TCATAGTTTTCAAACGACTCTCCACTTGGGTATCGCCATTTTCCGTTTTCAAAAACAAGACATGTTTTCATTTGGTTGCATTCAACCCGCATCAAGACTCCCTCCGGCGGCTCGACTTCTGGGAAAGCGTTCCATCCGTGCGGGTTGTACCTGTGAATCTCTTTGACTTCGTCATCAAAGAAGGCCAAGTTGAACCGATGCAGGTCGAATCCTGGGCTTTCTAGCTTTTCACCGAACTCGACGAAGATCATGCCGTCGTCATGATTTGCGTGTTGGAGTCTCTTCGAGAAGTCTCCATCACTAAGTGCATCCAGTTGTACTTGAAGGTTCTTATCTTTGAGGCGGAACGTCATTCTTCATCTCTCCATTTCTTCAGCAGTTCTTCTTCCTCGATCCGATCGAGCTGCCGGTCGACCTTCAGCACTTGGCACTTGCCGATCTCTTCGGCAAGCTCAGGGAAGAGGAGCTCGAGTTGCTCGATCATGATCAGCGTGTCGGCGAACTCTTCGGCCATCTGCTTGAAGTGGAGTTTCGTCGGGCGTTGAGAGTAGCGCATGACGGCAGACGTGGCTTCGGAGAGCTCTTCAGCCGTTTTGCTCAGCTGGCTCAGGGGGCCGTAGTGTTCGGCGATGCTGCGGAGTTTGCTGGCGTAGGTTGTCCGTTTCACTTGATCTCCTTTGCTTTCTCATGCTCGGCCAGGTCACTGGCTGACATCAGCTTGTAGGTGGTGATGTAGCGTCGGAGATCGAGGCGAGCGCCGAACTTTTCGTCAAGCCAGTTCTCGCCGTCCCACTTCACGATCAGTGTGAAGACGTCAGAGGGATTGTCGCGGGGCACGAAGCGCATGGCGTACATGCCGACGTTCTTCGGGATGATGAGCGGCCATTCGTAGGGATATGGGTCAATCATTTTTTACCTCTGTTTTCAGTAGAAAAACTCGGATGGTGTTGTCTGGCTGTTTCATGCACTTGCATTGAAAGCCGGTGAAGACAGGGCTTGCCAGATGCGGGTCAAGGATGTTGGAAGCACCATGGAACGCTCTATGGATTGCATTTGCTACGCTCGTGGCAGCCATGTCCTCGCAGTCGAAGATGAAGGTGTTGGCGAAGGGCTGCATGTCGCGTAGCTTCTTCAGAACGCGAGGCCATACGCTGAAGTCTCGAGGTCGACGCTTGATTGGACTTTCCTTGGCTGGTCGTTCGACCTTACGCTCGATGTGTGGCTCTTCAATGGCTTGTTTGTCCTCGATGCTCGTGAGGATGTCGTCATGGGCACACTCGAGACTTGAGACGGATCCAGCATCAAGACCGTATGCTGGGAGTCTTACGTACACTTCCAAGCCCGTCAGCGGATAGGTCGCTTTGATGAGCAGCCCCTTTTCGTCGATCGTTGGAGGGCATTTGGTCAGCTCGCTGACGATTTCCAAGAGCGCGATGCTGACGTAGCACGTCCTCTCTTCTGAGAGCTTTCCGATCATTCGTCCCATAGCTATCTCCTTTTCTTGGGGTTGGACAATTTGGCTGCAGAGTTGCAGGCCTCATCGTGAATCTTTTTCCGTAGTTCTCTGATGTCATCGAGCAGTAGCTGAACGGTGTACTGGAGACCTTCTGCCAAGCGTTCGCTTTCCTGAGCAGCGATGCTCATCTTTGAGAGGCTCCTTGGCTTGCCTTCTTGCCGGATGCTATAGATCTCAGAGAACTTCCTGATGAGGGCGTCTGCCTGGGCATTGATGGAGCAGGCGCGATCAGACAGGCGATCTGCGTGGATGCAGGGCGTTGAAGCCTTCGGTTTGATGGGACGCCATTCGGCGTAAAGCGGTGTCATCACGCTGCCCCCAAGATCACGTCATAGATGTAGACGGCGGAGCCGGCCAGGGCGCCGAGGAAGCTGCCAATGGCGACACCTGCCGCTGCGAGGAATACGACGAGCCCGACGAATCCAACGAGGAACTCGCAGAAGAGTAGAAAGTCTTTGAGCATGTTCTGGCTACAGATGGTTGGTTGATCTAGGTAAGCGCTCTTCCTGAGGGCTGACAATGCTCGGACGGAACCGGAACGAGCGAAGGGAGGAAGAGCGCTTGCCAAGATGCCCTCAATGAGGGCCGGAGGTCAGCAGATGTACTCGATGAGCTGTGGATGGTCTTTCGCGATTCTGAGGAAGACCATCTTTCGAATGTCGTCTTCAGTTGTGCTGGCCGGAACGGAGAAGCTCATGGGCATGAGGACTGCGCTGATCTCTCGACCGCTCCAGAGGTTGAAGGCCGTCATGCCGTAGCGCACGATTATGTGCGTCTTGAGGGTCTCGTTCGGAAAGTCCTCCATTGACCAACTCAGGCGATAGCCGACGCGACCGACCTCATGGATTTGCTCCCGGTAGACGATCATTCCGTCACGCATGCGGATCTCCTTTCAGGACAGATGAGGTCGATGTACTGCGGGTATTCATCGCAGATGATGCGGATGATCTTTTCAAGCGCTTCTCGACCGCTGATGTCGCATGCGACGTGAATCTTTCGTAGGGGTATCAGCTGCTCGATGTCCTCCAACGTCCTGAGGTCGAAAGAGTGAAGGTCGAAGATGAGGCGACAGAGCCGTCCCTCTCGTTCTCCGAGCCAGGTGAGGTTGTAGCCGACACCGTTGACCGTGCGGATTCGACGACCTTGGGTAATGGGGTGTGACATTGAGTCCTCCAGTAGGGTCAGATGGCGCCGAGCATGAGGAGCGTCAATGCCGCGGTCGCTGGAATGGCTGCGAGTAAGGCGAATCCAAATCGAAGCTCGCGACGGTCTTCTTCCTCGGAGCAGAGCGGTCCGCGGTAGTCCTGGTCCGGGGCGCCGAAGACGAAGCGGGAAAATGCCGGCGGAAGGTGGGCGACCATGCGAAGAAGCGTTGTCATTTGGAGCTCCTTTCAGGGGAGGTGAGAATGGGGGTGTAGACGTCGGGGTCAAACCAGTTTTCACGTAGAGTCACCACGGACGCAGATTCGAGAGGGTTGGCAGCGCCGATGGGGCCATCGCAAAGGCACACCACCAGCGACGGGTCAACCGTCTCTAGCGCCGCCTTCAGTTGACCGACAGTGAGGCGGCCATATTCGACGGCACGCGAGAGGCAGCCTCTGGTTGCGCGCTTATGGTTGAGCACGATGGCCTGCTTGCGAGCGGGTTTGTTGTCGGTGTTGTTCATGATGGATTCCCGAATTGCTGGGCTCTCCTCGCAGTGAGAAGATGGATGGTGAAGCAATTACCCAACCACTCACTGGAGGAGATACTTATGACTTCAAATGACAATGGCAAGAACGCGTTTACCAGCGATGAAGCGACGAAGATCATCTGCACTGCACTTACGAACGGCTCCCTTGTGCTTCCGCTTAACAAGAAGCTTCAGGACCTTGGCCTTGTGCAGTTCGTCAAGCTTTGCGCCGGCAAAAACGTCATCAACGACGAGGACGACGTTGAAGAGGTGCTTCGGCAGGCGCTCATCCACTGGGAGGGCGAGAAGCTCGCGGCGTTTGCGCGCGCGGATGCTCTTTACCTTCTTGCTCTCCGGAAGGCGTTGACCGAGGGAATCACTGAGAAAGAAGCCCAGAGGATCCTCTTCTCTTGGGGCTAGTCGCCCGTGGAGCTCCTCGAGGGTGTCGAGGAGATCAGGGACCCCCATGCGGTAGCAGTTATTTCGGAACGACTTCACGAAGGCTGCGCATTGACTTTTCCAAATGTCGATCGCGGCCTCTTTGCTTATGCGCTTGATTTGGTCGGTCATGCCGCCCTCCTTTCTGACACGGACTGCTTCGCACCCGGTTCAAGGATCGGATCTAGGTTCTCGTCTGCGGCAATTGCACATACAAGTGCGGTGCGGGCGACAGTGTCAGCGAGAAAGCCGATCGAGAAGTACGTCTCGTCGCAGTAAATGCGTTCTGAGAGTGTCCAGGTCAGCAGGTCCTGCATGGCTGTCTTCTTGATGTCGAGGACGAGGCGGGAGTATTCGTCTCGGATGTCATCGCTAGGAAATGCGGGGGCGCCTGCGAGCTCTGCCGCCATTCTGGTCCGCACGAGCTTGTAGTACTCGTGCTTGCGGGCTAAGGCGATGTAGGGGCGCATGAAGGCGCTCGTCAGGGCAAGTTGGTCAGTGGTGTCGGTCATGGTTCATTCCTCAAGTTCGATGTCATCTGCGATGTCGTTGAGCCAGACAGCGGTGTTCTTGATCTTGTTGGCTTCGTCGAGAAGGTTGAGGACGTCTCCGCGAACACAGAGGCTGTAGGCGTGGCGCAGCAGTCGGCGGACGATAAACAGACGGCGACATTCATCGGTATCAAGCTCTGCGGCCGGGAGGTCGGAGAAGTGCTTTTCAAGCTTCTTGCGGATGGCTTTGACGTCGAGCGCCGTGGTGGAGAGAGTTTCAGTGTTTGTCATGAGAAAACTTCCGTTGTTTGTTTTTGCGCCGGCAAGTTACGCTTGCGTTGCGTGAAGAGATAATAGCGCCAAATTGAGCAGGAAGCAAGTAAAAATTGCTGTTGAGGCAAGCGGAATTTTGCGGATGCAACAAAAAACCCCGCTTCTAGGCGGGGTTTTTGAGGAAGTTTTGGGTTAGATCAAAGTACGTCAGCTCGAATCTGGAGGACTAGGCGCCCGACAACCGTGATCGTGTCGGCGATCTCCCTAGGTATGGTTTGTGGCGGGTACATCTTGTTGTCTGACAGCAGCGTGAGGGACCCGTCGATATTGACTTGGACGCGTTTAATGAAGATTCTCGTTTCTGCCTGCAGGCAATAGATGCCGTCAGCAAGGATCGTCGTTTGGTTCTTGTCGATTACGGCGGACGAGTCGCGCTTGAGGGTAGGTTCCATAGAGTCGCCGAGCGTGTGGATGATGTGCAGGTTGTTCACGCCAGTTACGCCCGGCCACGACGAGGCCGCCGAGGGGGATACGCCGATCAGTTGAACGGGGGAGAGATCGTCTCCGGGGTTCCCGCCGCCACCGCAAGAGCCGTACACGTCAAGGACCGGGATCAGGACGAGATCGGAGGTTTCTCCGACGCGAGAGGAAGGCTCACCTTTTTCGTCGATGACAACGATGTTTTCTCCCGTGAGGAGGGAAACGGAAACGCCTAGCAGCTCTGCCAGTCTGCGAAGGTTGGAGAGCGTAGGCGCGGCGCCAGACGCCCAGCGCGTGACTGCTTGGCGGGAGACTCCAAGAGCTTGAGCAACCTGTTCATGAGTCAAGCCCTTGCGTTCGATGGCGAGGGAAATAGGGGTTTGCATGGTGAGCTCCACAAAAGAGGTTGGGCTTGCTTACCTAACGAGTATGCAAGGAAATCTTGCTTAACGCAAAGCAAGAACAGCTCGCGACCATGTTTCGCGTGTGGCTATAATTGCTTGCGTCTGGAGGTCTGAATGACACGTACTACTTGCAAGCTCAATCCCGTGCAGATGGCGATCCAAGCTGCGGGCGGGCGCAAAAAGCTCGCCGAGAGCCTCACTCCGCCTATCACTAGACAGGCGGTGGAGCTTTGGCTACATAACGGCGAGGTCCCGCCTCGTCGAGTCGCCGAAGTGTCGAGGCTCACGGGAATACCGAAGCATCTTCTTTCTCCCCTGTTCAAAAAGGATTCGTAATGTCCGACTACGACAACACAAGGTACTACTGGCTTCAGCTACGTGAAGAGTTTTTTGAGAGCGACGAAATCGACTGGCTTGAGGAGCAGCCGAATGGCCCCGCCCAGGTGCTCTTCTACCTGAAGCTGTGCCTCAAATCACTCAAGACGAACGGGCTGCTGGTCCGCAGGGTGGGTCAGATGCTCATCCCGTATGACGCAGAAAAGCTCGCCGACTTCACTAGATCCGACGTCAACACTGTCCAGTGCGCAATCGTAAATCTGAAGATGTGCGGGCTTGTTGAGGTCTTGGAAGACGGGACGATTTTCATGGCCCATCTGTCCAACTTGATCGGTTCAGCCAGCGGCGGCGCCTTAAAGAAGCAACAGCAGAGAGCCCGCCGCGAGTTGGTCAAAAGTGCCTGTCGCCCAGTGGTGGACGATGAGGTTGACAAAGGGGTGGACAAATGTCCACCAGAGTATAGAGATAAGAGATTAGAGACTAGAAGGGAGGATATGGGTGGAAATTCGGCGCCTCTTGACGACTACGACCTGATCGCCGACGAGGTCGGCTCTGAGTTCGACGTTGTCGAACCCCCGCCCGGACCGACCGCGTGCAACGAGGAAAAGGATCAAGGCTCCCGCATGCCGCCGTGTCCCTACGACCGGATCGTGACCCTCTACCACGAGATCCTGCCTGAGCTCCCCCGGGTGGCCACGCTCACATCCAAGCGCAGAAGCTGGATCACGGCACGCTGGCGCTCTGTCTGCACGACCGAGAAGGTCGCGAGTCAGGCTGACGGGCTTGACCTCTTTCGGGGGTACTTTTCCTTGGTACGAAAAAGCCCCTTCCTGATGGGGTTGAAGCAACCAGGAAAGGGCCATAGCAGAACGTTCAAGGCCGACTTGGAGTGGCTCATGAACGAGTCAAATTTTACCAAAGTCGTGGAAGGGAAGTATGCGTGATGACGACATCGCAGGTCGCTGATGCCGGCACGGCCCTGATGGGTTTCCTTGGCGGTTTCTGTGCGGTGATCTTCCTGCTGATCTTCGTCTACGTCGTCTTCGAGTTCGTCGGCTTGCTGCTTTGCGTGGGCGGGACGGTAAAGACCTTCGTCAGAAGGATGTTGGGGATCAAGCCGGCGCAAAGCGGGGCGACAAAAAGACGCGAGTGGACGTACGAACTGCAAAGAGAAAACCTCGTGGACTGGACCGCGAATAGTTTGTACTGGCGATCGTCAGCGTCAAGGACGACAGTTTTCGAGCTTGATTGGGGCGAAATGGTGTATGTCGGCAGTGTTTGGCGGAAGTTGGCGCCGGTGATCCGGTCGGCTGTCCACTTTCCCTCGTTGGACTCGTATTCGAAGTCGGATGCTCTTCCGGCGCAGACAAACACCCAGTACTCGTCATTGAACCTTCCGGTTGGGGAGCTTTCGATGGTTAATTCCACGATGTACTGCCCCACTTCGGAGACAGTGCCAGGGGGGCGGATGATGGTTCTTATCGATGGGAACAGATGTGATGGAAGGGGAGAAAGCTTGACGTCGGCAGACAAGGATGAACTTCCAGGTCAAGCCGATACAAAAGGCAATGAGAGGACGGCCGCCCAATCGGCCAGGCTCATATCGAACATGAACATCTTTCTCCGTGGGGTGGTTGATGGACTGTGTTGGGGAACACACCTCAATCATCCCACGGAACCAAATAAAAGGAGTTGCCGCTATGGCAGGGTTTCTTTCAAAAGCGATCAGCGAACAGAAAGCGCGGACGCGTCCGGATGCTGATGAGGGCAACGGTTCCTACATGGTGCCGACGTCGATGGCGTGTCCGGCTGCCGGCTGTCCGTTCCCGTGCGATACGGGGCGCAATGGCCGGTTCCTTTGCTCATTCCATACGGGCGTGCAGTCGCAGTACTGGCCGCTCGTCACGGAGATTCTGCAAAGGTATTGGGCCGTCTGGCAGATGGCCATCATTCACTACCAATGCTTCAACGACTTGGAGGCAGCGACTGAAGTGATTCACCAGATCAACGCGGATCCCGTCATGCGGGCGGCAGGCATCGAGATGCTGAGTGAGGCCGAGATGAAGGCGATGTATGGGCGCGGAACTGGCCACTTCCCGCTCGACATCATCTCGACCATGATCCATCGTGAGATCGAAGTTGGGATCGCCAAGAAGCGCGAGCGTGACGCCGGCAAGAAGCAGGCAAGGCCGTCGGCAGCTGAGCGGGTGAGGTCGCTTTGTCAGCGTATCGGTCATCGTGCGGCGCCGATGGCGGAGCCGGTTTGAGGAGTGGAAATGGAATGGTAGTCGTCGAAGGGGAGCCGGTCGGTAAGGGGCGCCCTCGGGTGAGCTCGAGATCCGGCACTGTCTACACGCCTAGGAAGACTGTTGCGTATGAGGATGCGCTGCGCTTCGCTGCAAAACTGTCAAAAGATCGGCTTGGTACGGCCCCGGCTATTGCGATCATTCGAGCTTTCTCTGAACCGCCGACATCATGGTCGCAGAAGAAAAAGAAGGTGGCAGTCGGCGGCCTGGTTCAGAAGATCACGAAGCCGGATATAGACAACGTCGTGAAGTCGGCTCTGGACGGCATTCAGGATGTGTGCTTTGACGACGACAGACAGATCGTTGCATGCGTTGCCATCAAAGCCTATGACGTTCGGGCGAGGCTCGAGATCGAGCTCCTTGCGATCAAAGATGAGGGAGAGGTGCTCATCGCGCAGGGTGAGGGCAGAAGCTTCGAGGGGTGTTCGCTTGAGGATTTGCTGGCAAAGGTACTGGGAGGTAATTGTGGAGCGGGACTGGCAGACTGTGAAGAGACTGGAGAACTGGCTGAGGGTCTTCGCGCCGCGTAGGGCAGTCTCGTCATGGGGGCGAGCGCCATTCCTTGCGTTGGAGGAAACCCTTTTGAGGGAATATGGACGCGATGAGAATGCCCCGTGCAGGGCGGCGCCGTCAAAACAGTTGGATATGGCTGATGCGGAAAAGGTCGAGGCGGCTCTTTGCTCGCCTCTCATGCCTGCTATCGAAAGGAAGCTCATCACGACCTTCTATCTTGCTAAGGACGTCCAGTGGTCATGCTTCGGTCGACTATGCCGGTCGGCAGGGACTAGTAGGCGCCGGGCAGCCGATGACCTGATGGCGGCCGAGTGGCTGTTAGGGAATCTCCTGAGACGTCTTTACGATGCGTAGCCTATGATTTCTTGAGCTGAAGTAGGTGAAATGGCGAGTTGGTGTAGTTCGCCTTTTTTATTTGATTGGTTCAAGAGATCAGGAGCAAACATGGAGTTGGAAAGCATTCGTGCATACGATGCCCGTGAGCATTTGGCCTTCAATGGTCGCAGGATCAAAGAGAAGGCCTTCCGTAGCCTGTCAGGGTTGTTGCGAGGGATTTGCGTTGACGGTGTTGTCAACCAAGAGGAGCAGACGGAACTCTGGGAATGGATTCGTAAAAATGCTCATTATGCAAAGTACCATCCGTGGGATCTTGTGATCAATCATCTGGAGGACTATCTTCGAGACGGAAAGATCGATCCAGAAGAGATCGAAGACTTGGTTTGGCTCGCTGACAGACTCTCGGAATGGACAGATATCGATGACCTCATAAAGGATCGTATCCAGGAACTCCATGGGATTTTCCATGGAATACTTGCAGATAGACAACTGTCAGACGAGGAGATCAATTCTCTTCGTGATTGGGTCTTCGAACATGATTACCTTGCTGGCAGTTACCCATATGACGAGATCTCGTCGCTACTGGTCAATGCCTTGACGGATGGTAATGTCACTCATGAAGAGCGCGAACAGATCATGACCTTTATGGGGGAGTTCATCGACTTCAATGAATCGGCCACCTTGTCGAAGGAACGCTTTTTGGAGCTCAAGCAGAAGTATTCGATCAAGGGAATTTGCGCTGTTGATCCAGAGGTGGAGTTAGAGGGAAAGACGTTCTGCGTGACTGGTGAGTTTGAGAAGGCGAGCCGAGAAGAGGTTTGTCGCCGCATTCTGGATGCGGGTGGCCTGGTGAAGATGACTATCTCAAAGAAGATCGACTATCTTGTCGTCGGGAACGCCGGTAACCGGAGCTGGGCCTTTTCGTGTTATGGTCGAAAGGTTGAGCAGGCCGTGAAATTGAGAAAGGAAGGCGCTAAGTTAGTGATCGTCTGCGAACGGGATTTCTGGGATGCACTCGGATGATCCCTTGCTTAAGTAACTAAATGTAAAAAGAGGGGTGCAGACCTTGAATGGGGTTCCTTATACTCGGTTCATGAACTAGTACGAAGCTGTGAATCAGCCAACTTGAGCGCACGCGCAGGCCGAAGTGTATCTGTAGCAAGCGCTCAAGGAGCTAGTTCTTCTCTGAGTCGCGGCCGCAAGGGTGACATCGAGAAACTCCGAAGAAAGACGAAAAGGGCGACTTCGAAAGAGGCCGCCCTTTTTCTATTGATGGTTCGCTACCTTAGGGCAGTTGTTGTTCTGAGGCCTAGGGGCGGGGATTTTTCCCTTGCCCCTCTTTTATTCAGGTGAAGGATGCCGATCTTGACTCTCTGCAAGTACCCAGGTTGCCGCAAGCCGGTCCCGCTTGGCGCCAAGTATTGCGAAGCTCACAAGGCCGCAGGCGAGGCTCGTGACGCGAAGTTCGCGGCTGATCGAGATAGGCGCCGGACTGAGAGAGCTGGGTCGTCGTCCGCTCGAGGTTATGGCTACAAGTGGCAGCGACTTCGAGCTCGGATCCTTGCTGCGCATCCGCTCTGCGTTGAGTGTGAGAAGCGCGGGATTATCAAGTTGGCGACCGACGTCGACCACATCAGGCCGCACAAGGGGAACCCGTTCCTCATGTGGGACGAGGACAACCTTCAGCCTCTCTGCCACGAATGTCACAGCCGGAAGACGGCGCGTGAGGATGGCGGTTTTGGGAATGCTATTTAGCTGATTTTGGCTGTGGCTTGAATCGGTTTTTAATTGCGTTAGCCGCTTTCGGGATAGTTACTAGCTGTAGCACCGCTTGGTTAATAAACGTGGACAGAGCTTCTGCAATAACTTCGGGTTGGTGGCCTGATTTATCAAGCTCTTCTATGGTACCGGCGTGAACGAACTCATTGCCGGCAAGTCTGCAAGCATCAAGGAGGAGATGAAGATTTGATCCTTCAGGTGCCGCCGCTTTGATCTTATCAGCAAGGTTCTTCTGTTCGTATCCAAGCTCCGTGAGTAGCTGCTCTACGCACAAGCGAAGCATCATGCAGGCCCCTCTTGGTGATTTGCCAAGAATGCTCTGTGCTTCACGAAATGTCTTCTTTGCTTGCTCTGGCATGTCGTCATGGGGTTCCGCCCCGCAGGCCTCTGGGTAGACCATGGCTTTATCAATCCAAACGGAAAACTTTTCGCAGTCTCTGCATTGTGATACAGCAATGGTTTGGCTCTGGAACTCATAGGAAAGGGCGTTGCCTATTCTGAAACCCTTGGAACTCTTGACTCTTGTCCAGTACATTTCGGCGATTGTTCCGCAATGAGGGCAAGTGAACGACGATTTTAAAAACTCTGGTTGTTTGTAAGAACTCATTGGCGTGGAGTCTATATGTCAGTTAAACAAAGAACGAAGTCACTGGCTAAAGCCTTTGATGAGATCGATCGGGCTAAGGCTCTTTTAAAAGAGATTGAGACAAGCGTAGAGTTTGCCGCCGCTGGTGGAGATGTTGATCTTGGCGGACTCGTTAACAAGACTTTCGCTTTAAAAGATGCTCGTGAGTCCATTTTAGTAGCGGTAGTTGAGGCTGTATGCCAGCCGTCGGAGGGGGCGGGTCAAAAGTGACCGCCTTGTTGGCTCTAGACCGCGCCCCCAGCTAATTTTTTACGCGTGCAATTCGTGGAGTTTTCAATGCCGAGAGCAAGCAAGTCGGATGCCGAGAAGGCCGCGTCGGGTACGCTTCAGCCGTGCCGTCGGTCGAGGTCGATCGTCATCTCTGACGCTACTTTGACTGAGACGCCGCCCGTCGGCTTGACCAAAGACGCCCGCGAGGCGTGGAGGTTGGCGATTGCCTGCGCACCAAAGGGAATGCTCACGGCTCTTGACGTGACGGTGCTAGAGCGCTGGGCGAGGAACTATGCGCTCTATCGCAAGATCGCCAAGCAGCTCGACCACGAGGACGTCGTCGCGCTGGATGAGGAAGGCAATATCTCCGACAAGCTGAACCCTCGCTTCAACGCACTCATCAAAGTGCAGCAGGTGCTCGCAGCTTGCGAAAAAGAGCTTGGGTTCACGCCAGTGTCGCGCGCGCGCGTGAAGGCGGATCCCAAGGACGAAGAGCAGAACGAATACGATGGCTTCTAAAGACTACGTCAAGATCGCCAGACAGTACGCCGCCAACGTCATGTCAGGGAAGATCCCTGCGTGCAAGTGGGTGAAGTTGGCGGTCGGACGACAGCTTGATGACCTGAAGACACAATCGGCTGATCGTGCTGTGTTCGTTTTTGACGAGGGCGAGGCCAATCGTGTCTGCAGGTTCATCGAACTGCTCACACACACCAAGGGTGAGCTGGCCGGCATGCGTATCAAGCTCGAACCATGGCAGATCTTCATCCTGACGACGGTCTTTGGTTGGAGACGTCGGGACGACGGCGGGCGTCGCTATCGCCGTGCCTATGTTGAGGTGCCTCGCGGAAACGGGAAAAGTACCCTGCTGTCCGGTGTCGGTCTCTATTGCTTGGTCGCCGACCGCGAAGGCGGTGCCGAGGTCTACAGCTTCGCCACCACGCGAGACCAAGCGAAGATCGTCTTCGGTGACGCGAAGGTGATGGCTGAGCGGAATGGGCCGCTACGGAACAAGTTCGGGCTTCAGGTGCTGGCGAACGCGCTCTACGTGCCGACCAGCAATTCGACCTTTCAGGCGAAGTCCGCAGAAGGCTCGACCCTCGACGGCTTGAACACTCACTTGGCCATCATTGATGAGCTGCACGCTCACAAGACGCGAGCCGTCTACGACGTGGTCGAAACTTCTACCGGCAAGCGCAAGAACTCCCTGATGTTTGTCATTACGACGTCGGGATTCGACACGTCGGGCATCTGCTACGAAGTTCGAACGATGGTCACAAAGGTGCTCGAGAAGAGCGTCGTGGACGAGACGCAGTTCGGGATCGTCTACGGTCTGGACGACGGCGACGACTGGACGACGGTCGAGGCTTTGGAGAAGGCGAACCCGAACTGGGGCATCTCCGTCCGGCCGGAAATCATTACGTCCCTGATGAAGAAAGCCATCGCGCTTCCGAGCGCTGTCAACAACTTCAAGACCAAGCACCTGAATATCTGGTGCTCCGCTTCGTCGGCCTGGATGGACATGCAGGCCTGGGAAGCGGGCGAGATCAATGTCGATCGAAGCGACTTCGAAGGTCAGCCCTGCTACATCGGCTTGGACGTCGGAGCAAAGAACGACGTCACGGCCAAGGTGCTTCTCTTTCCGGTCGGCAAGTCCTTCGTTGTCTTCGCCGACTTTTATTTGCCTGAGGCCGCCGTCGAGAAGTCGACCAACTCTCAGTATCGAGGTTGGGTCGAGGAAGGCTGGATCACGCAATCCGGCGGTGCGATGACGGACCTCGCCCGCATCGAAGAGGATATCCGTGACGACTTGTCACGCTTTGATGTGAAGGGCATCGCCTATGACCCGTGGAACGCGCTGCAGCTCGCTACTAACCTCGGGAACGACGGTGCTCCTATGGTCGAGTATCGGAACACGGTCCAGAACTTTTCGGATCCGATGAAGTCGCTCGAGGCGCTGGTCCAGGACAAGCGCGTGAACCATGACGGGAATCCCGTTCTCCGATGGATGATGGGAAACGTCGTGGCCAAGCTCGATGCGAAGGACAACATCTTTCCAAGGAAGGAAAGGTACGAGAACAAGATCGACGGCGTAGTCGCCTTGATCATGGCTCTGGGGATCTCCAGCACGGCGGATGAAGCCAATCCGTTCGACGACATTGAGGAGTCTTCGGAGTCCGTATTTATTGAGTGGTAGGAATGTTCGTAAAACGTTTGATCAATTGGGTGGCCGGATGGGGCGGTCCTCTCGGCACTGCGTCCGGTCAGCAGATCCCTATGCCGGTCTCGCCCATCATCGAGCAGACGAAGATGGTCACGCCAGACGCGGCCTTGCAGATCTCTGCAGTCTTCGCATGCGTCGAGCTTCTTGCTCAGACCATCAGCACGCTGCCACTCTATGTCTACCGCGATACGGCTGACGGCGGCCTTCGCGGCCCGCTACGAGCTTGTAGCCAGGAATGGAGTTGCCGGCGAGGAGCTGTTGGAAGGCGTCTTCGCGGACTCTGTTGCACCACTGCTCGACGGCTTCGACGGCTGGAAGGAATCAAGAAGGCCAGACGGTGGTGCGACGCGGACTGTCGCGATGCCTGGGCGAAGGAGCATGAACATGAGTGATTTTGCGTGGTTCACCATCGGCTTTGTTGCGATCATCTACCTGCTGTGCAGATCTTCCATCGACGTGGAGAAGCTTCGGGTCGCAGCCGAAAAGGTCGGTGAGGCTATCGACCGGGAGTTCGAGAAACGCGACAAACGGATCAATGACTTGGAGTACCGGATCAGGGTTTTGGAGGAAAGGAATGGACGAAGCTGAGCGTGCCTACGGCTGCACCCCTCGGCTGATGACTCGCGGTCCTTTTGCTCTCGCCGGCGGAATGGATTGAATGAAGGCACATCTCGGTCGAAGCATCAGCTTCGCAACGGCATCCCACGATGTTGGCAAAGGAATCATGACGATGAAGTCCGCATGGGATGAGAAATTCAAAACCGGCACTCGCTTCAACCGTCCTGATGCGTTGATCCCTATGTCGATTGCGGCAATCCTCAGCTTCGGAGCAATTACAGGCTCAACCGAAAACGGGGTTGAAGAAAAACAAAGGATTGAGAAGTCTGCGTTGCAAAGAGTGCTGGCTTCCGTGATGTTAAGCGCCGCTTGTGCGCCGCCCGTGTCAGAAACCGCAACGACAAATTTAGGCCATTGCTTCCCTGACCAAAGCCACCAGAGAAGCAGAAGGATTGGAATGTAGATCTGATCGGGCATAACAGAAACGGCGAATTGAACAATTTCGAGCAAGCTTTCCTCCGTGAGGTGGTTGGTGGGCTGTCTGGGGAGACACCTTCAATCATCTCACGGGGAATCTCCAAAGAGAACAGGAGTAACGGAATGGACGAAGCAGAGCGCAGGATTCTTGAGGCGCGACTGGAGAACTGGAGCAGGTGGTCGAGAGAGGGAAAGCCGCAAGGCACGAGTTCCATCCTCGGCATCATGCGGGAAGCCGGCTATCAGCAGACGGAAGGGGTGAGGGAGGTGCCGATCAAGATTGATGTTGTGGATGCAATGGAAATTGAGGCGGCATGGAGCAAGATGCTCGAGTCTCGAGAGAAGAGACTTCTTCAAGAAGCGTATGCCTCTCCGAGTCGGCCCCTGTGGATCACATGCCGACGTGCCGGCATTCGCCAGGGCAAGTATGAATACCATATGTTGTTGGCGATGCGCATGTTGCACAACATATTGTGTCGTGGTAAACTTCAGGCATCAGTTTAATGCCGGTACTAGTCCGCGCCGATACGCGAGTCATTTGGCTCGCGTTGCCGTGCCTAGGAAAAACATCAGCAATTCTGGAAAGCGGTATCTCCTCCACGGTGATGCCGCTTTTCTTTTATGGGTAATCGGATTTAATGGTTGATATACCGTGGTGATGAACTGCGGGCTTTTTTCGTTAACAACACTGCGCAAGCCTAGCCGGGGACAAACTGCCCCCAGGAAGCTCACTCCGCGCGGTTACCTTTTCGCTACCTTAGGGCAGTTTGCTCCGAGGTCGGGGCGGGGAGAAATCCTCGCCCTTTCTCAATTTGCCCGCATCCGTGCCAGGCAATCAAATCAACTTGGAGGTTTGGGCATGCGTTTGTCCCCTGTTTTCAGCGCTTGTGCTGCCTTCTGCCTCGCTATTGCGGCCGCAACATACCCCTGGGTTGCACAGCTGTTCATCATGGCTATTGGGTTCGCCGCTCTTATCGACGCGCTGCTCGATTTGGGATGGGGGATTGTCAAAAAGTCCCGGAGACGAAGAGAGCGGCTCGCAAAACCCGTTGTCAAGGAGCCAACTGTGAATGGTGAAAAACACACCGAGCCAATATAAAAGCTCGTTGATACGCTTTTTGCGGTTTTTTCTGTAAGCTTTACGTTTGTGGCCTTTCTTTCTTTTACTGTGTTTTTTGGGGCGTGGGAAACGCTTCTTAAGAACATCGGCATACTCTTCAGGTCGACAGTCGATCAATGTCGAGAGCATGTCTTTCAGCGGGATATGGTCATAGTCGGCCAGATTTGGAACGTATAGATCAAGCTTTGACAGAACTCGCTCGACTTGCATGGCGCGATCGAGCGACAAGAGGTCAAGTTTTGCGCCTAATGTGTGCTGAAGTATCTGGCTGGCTGTTGTCAAATCATTGAACAGCTTTTGTTGTTCAAGTCCCAGCATTGGTGTGACGGGGATAGCGGGCATAGGCGGCATTTTGTTGAGCGCTTGACAGAGCGCGGGATCAATATGCCGGGTGAGTGCGCTTGCGACTTCAAGCTGCTTTGCACACTTTACGTTGATGGCGTTGATTGTGCGCAGACTTTTGTTTAGTCTTGCCGCCTGTTCGCTTGCGGCATTAAGGAAGCTCTTCAAAAGCCCTCTTTAATTTTGCGCCCCGAGAACTTTTGTCTATTACACAAGCTAAATTTCTGTGCAAACGATTGTTCAGGGTACTTTTGAAGAGCTTCCTTAAACATGGAAAAGTTTGCAGATTCATAGAAGGGCCTGAGTTTCTCGGCAACTTCTTGAGCGGTACGCAACACCTCTCCTGGATAGGGGTGGCCAAGAGCTTTGGGCATGAATGCGCTGAGGTCTTTTTTCAATTGGAAATCCTATGGGGTATGTTGTTAGGGTCAGAGCTTCAACGATACACCAGGGAGAGCATGACGCCCTCGGGGGAAACCTCGGGGGCTTTTCAATTTATAGGGACAAAATGAAGAAAGCTATTGTGGCGGCCATTGCGGTCGCCTTTTTCGTTTCTACAGCGGCGGAAGCACGTGGCGGTCGTGGGTTCAGCGGTGGACGTTCGTTCTCCCGTCCCGCTACTACGAAGAGCTATGCACCGAAGCGCACGACCGTTGTGAAGAAGAATACGACCGTCATCAACCAGACGGTGAATCAATCTGCTCCTGCCTCTTCTGGCGGTGGCTTCTGGTCTACTGTTGCCGGATCGTTCGCAGGGTCGATGGCAGGCAATGCTGTCTACGATGCTGTGACTGATGACAAGGGCCAGGAGCCGGCACCGGCTCAATGAAATATTTGTAGGTTGGGAATCAAAATGGTGAAGAAAAGAACCTGGTAGGTTCTCCCGTAGTTCGAAAAAGGCTTGCGGGTCTCGCGAGTCCCGAAGGTCGTCTAGATGCAATTTTTCAAAACGTGGTCTGACCACTAAAAAGGGGCTTATCGCTCGGCTTTTGTTTGTGTTTACTGGAGGAGCGTATGTCGCTGAAAACAGCGGGAATTCGAGAGTTTGCGAGGATGATTGGTCGCTCGCATTCTTGGGTGGTCTCGCAGTGCCAGCGCAACATCATTCCAAAAACCACTGACGGAAAGATTCCGGTCGATGATGCGCTGAAAATTGTTGCTCAACTGGACGAAGAAAAGTCCCGTGAAAAAGAAGAACGAGAAAGGGAAGCTTCAGAAGCCGAAGGCCTTTTGTCATTTGATGAAGCTCGCGCGAAGAAGGAAACGTACCTCGCTGAGATCAAGGAGATGGAGGCGAAGGTTATGCGCGGCGAGTTCGTTGCCGTGGCCGACGTGAAAGCGGATGCCCGTGCAACGGCTGAAAGGCTTCGCTCTTTTTGCCTTGCCGCTCCTTCTCGCTTTGCGGGCCTGCTCGAGCACAGAAGCCAGCGTGACGTTGAGGCCGTTTTGGAGCAGATGTTCAACGAACTTCTTGAGAAGATTCACGGCGGCCAATTCTCTGCCGACGAAGAGGTGAAAGATGGGGATTTGGAGTGACGAGTTTGCTCGGATCTGCCGACCTATCTCACGCCTGACGGGTAGCGAATGGGCGGACGAGTTCCGCGTTGTACCGCCGGGCACGTCGCCTGAGCCGGGCAAGTGGCGCACCAGTAGAACTCCATACTTGAAAGAGCCGATGGATGTTGCGACTGATCGGGAGACCGAGAAAGTTGTTTTGATGTTCAGTTCTCAGCTCGGCAAGTCGGAAGCCCTTCTGGGCATCATGGGCTACTACGCCGACCAAGAACCTTCCCCGCAGCTGATGCTTCAACCAACGGTTGAAATGGCCGAAGCCTTCTCGAAAGAGCGCATCTCACCGATGTTCGCTTACTCGCCAGGACTCAAGGGAAAACTCGAGGAAGGCAAGGACGAGAAGGGAACCTCCCGCAAGTCGTCGACGACGATTCGCATGAAGCACTACCCGGGCGGCTATCTGGCACTAGTCGGTGCAAATTCTCCTGCGGGTTTGGCTTCGCGTCCGATTCGCGTTCTTCTGTGCGACGAAGTTGACCGCTACGGCGTGACGAAGGAAGGTGATCCGATCAAGCTTGCGGTACAGCGTACCGCGAACTTTGAAGCCAGTCGAAAGATTGTGCTTGTCTCGACGCCGACCACGACGGAAGAATCAAAGATCTACGAAGCCTTCAAGGAGTCGGATCAGCGGTACTTCTACGTCAGGTGCCCGCACTGCGGTCATGAACATCGCCTCGTGTGGGATTTGGTCAGGTGGGACAAGGACGAGAACGGGAATGCGCTTCCGATGACTGCGGCAATGTACTGTCCTGAGTGCGGCGCGAAGACGCGCGGCCCGTACCGTCCTGACCTGACTATGCTGTCTACCGGTCGATGGATCGCGCATAACCCCGGCCATTCGGTCAAGGGGTATCAATGCAATGCGCTTTACTCGCCTTGGGTCACGCTTCACGGCTTGGTCGAGGAGTGGGTTTCGTGCACTGCTGAAAACAATCGCGAAAAGCTGAGGGAGTTCATCAACTTGAAGCTTGGAGAACCTTTCACAGCGATCAATCCCGATGAAGGGGACTTTGACCAGCTGTTAGACCGCCGCGAGGAATATCCGACTGAGCATTTGCCGGAAGGAGTCCTCATGCTGACCGCCGGCGTAGACGTTCAGCGCAATCGCCTCGAGTGCTCCATCTACGGCTGGGGCCACGACCGCGAGTGCTGGGGGATTTGTCATCGCGTGCTTTACGGCTCGCCTGATGACCCACAGACGTGGAACATGCTCGACGGCGTGCTCGAGACTGAGTACAAACATTCGAGCGGCGTGAAGATGCCTATCTCTTGTGTCTTCATTGACTCAGGTGACGGCTTATACACGAACAATGTGTACGCCTACACGCGGGCGAGGGAGCGTCAGAGAGTTTTCTCGATCAAGGGCCGAGGTGGCGCGGACTTGCCTTTCGTAGGCAAGCCGAGTCGAGCCGGTACCGAGAAGGCCGTGCTTTTCCCGCTTGGCGTCGATGCAGGCAAGCGCAAGGTAATGGATCGCCTTGATGTGTCCGAAGCCGGTCCGAACTTCGTTCACTTTGATGCGAATGAGGACGCGGGCTTCACGGAAGACTTCTTCAAGCAGCTTACCGCTGAAAAGCAGGAAGTCGTCCGAGACAAGAACGGCTCGAGACTTGTTTGGGTGAAGCTTCGCCAGCGCAATGAGACTTTGGACTGCGCGGTCTATGCGACTGCGGCGATGGAGCTTCTGACGCCAAACTTCGACGTGCTCGAGCGCTACTACACGGGCCAGAAGGTCGCGGAGCCTCGATCAGCTCAAAGGCGCGTCCGTCGTCGGGGGACTATCTCTCGAGGCGTTCAATTATGAATGGGGAAAGAAAATGACCAATCGACTCAACAACCCGACGCGCGACGAAATTTGGATGACTATTCGTCGCGGCGTCGAGAACGGTGCCATCCGAAATCACAAAGAGGCGACCAAGGCTGTGATTGCCCTTCGTGCAGCGTTTTCGGTTATTTATTCAGATCACTTTGCGGAGCTTTTGGCCGAGGAAGAATCTGATCGGCGTCATCAGGAAAGTCCTTCTCAGTCAACTTCTTGAGGTCTTCGTCAAGCTTGGCTTCGAGCTTGTCCCAGTCAATACTGGCTTCAGCACGATCCAAAGCCTCTTCCCATTTGGATTTTTTAGCGTTAGGTTCGCTCATATATCACCTTTCAGTGCGGTTAGTGGAATGCCGATTTGGGTTTCCGGCTGAACAATGATCGCACTGAAAGGTGGCTTTCACAAAATAGCCCTTGGAGCTTTGGTTCCGGGGGCTTTTTCTTACCCAAGGAGGCCGCATGGCTTGGATCACGCTTGAAGAAGCGAAGAGGAACCTGAATCTGTGGCTAGAAGCTTCTCAGGCCGTTGCCGCCGGTCAGTCGTACACGATCGGCACTCGGTCGCTGACTAGAGCAAGTCTTCGCCAGATCATGGACATGATCGCGTACTGGCGAAAGGAAGTTGCGGCGCTTGAGGCCGCGGGCAGAAGCCGCGTCTATCGTGGCGTGCCTCGTGACCTGTAGGAGATGACGCGATGAATCTTTTAGATAGAGCCATTGGCGCAATTGCGCCCGGCTGGGCATTGAGCCGCGTCGCCTCTCGACAGAGGATGATGCTTCTGAACTCCGGCTACTCGCACGGCGGCGCAAGCTACGCCAAGAAGTCGATGATCGGCTGGCGTAGCGGAACGACCGACGCGGACGAAGACATCGTAGACAACATCGAGACTTTGCGCGAACGTTCCCGCATGCTCTTCATGACGGCTCCGATTGCAACGGGTGCTTTGAAGACGATTCGAACGAACGTCGTGGGGTCCGGCTTGAGCCTGAATGCTCAGGTAGATTCGCGTTTCCTCGGGCTTTCTGATGAAGAGGCTCGTGAGTGGGAAGCCAACGCGGAGCGCGAGTGGCGATTGTGGGCTGAGTCTGTAGCGTGTGACGCGGAACGTCGTCAGAACTTCTACCAGCTTCAATCCCTTGTCGTTCTCTCGACGCTCATGAGCGGCGACTGCTTTGTCGTGATGCCGATGATTCGACGCGCAGGCTCGATCTACGACATGCGCGTAGGGATCATTGAGGCCGACCGAGTTTGCAATCCGCTCAGCCAAAACATTGTCGGTAAAAACGTTCTAGGCGGCGTTGAGGTCGGCAAGTATGGCGATGCCGTGGCGGTCTATGTGGCGAACAAGCATCCTCGTGCGATCCCGAGAGCGCTTGAAGCCGCAAGCGTCAAGTGGACGCGAGTACCGATTTTCGGCGAGCGTACTGGACGACGCAATGTTCTTCACGTGATGACTGATGTGGAACGACCGGCACAGCGTCGAGGCGTTCCGATTCTTGCACCTGTCATCGAAGAGCTGAAGCAATTGAAGCGCTACAGCGATGCCGAACTGATGGCTGCCGTGATTAGCGGCATGTTCACGGTTTTCGTGACGACGCCGAATCCGTCAGAAGATGAGCCTTTCGGTGGTGGCGGCCTTCCTGCTATGCAGAGGGTTGATCCTGACCCTCAGGCTTACGAGCTTGGGAATGGCGCAATCGTCCAGTTGGCCGAAGGCGAGAAGGTTGAGATCGCGGACCCGAAGCGTCCGTCCGTCGCTTTTGACGGTTACGTGCAGGCAGTTTGCCGCCACATTGGCGCGGCACTCGAGATTCCGTACGAACTTTTGCTCAAGCACTTCACTTCGAGCTACAGCGCAAGTCGCGCCGCTTTGCTCGAGGCTTGGAAGATGTTCCGCATGCGCCGCGACTGGCTTGTGTCTTCCTTCTGTCAGCCTGTCTACGAAGAGTGGCTGGCAGAGGCCGTCGCCAAGGGTCGCATCAAGGCTCCTGGCTTCTTCTCTGATCCTGCAGTTCGTGCCGCGTGGAGTGGTGCTGAGTGGCACGGCGACGCTCAGGGCCAGCTCGATCCGCTTAAGGAAGCGAATGCCGCAGTTGTCCGCGTGAAGAACGGCTTCAGCACGATCAGTCGTGAAGCCGCTGAGATGACGGGCATGCGCATGGAGTCCATCGTCAGAACGCGAACGCGAGAAGAAGCGCTGCTGAAAGCAGCGGGCTTGAGCACGTCAGGCGGGACGATCGAGGAGAAGGAGGAAAAAGAATGAACCGATTTTGGAACGTAAAAGCCAAGGAGGGCGAGGAAAACGCAAGGCTCGACCTCTTCGGCTACGTAGGCGGGTCGAAGGACGATCCGTGGGACAAGGGCTTTAACGAAGACGAGTTTTTGAAGGATTTTCGCAGCATCCCGACTGATGCGAAGTTGGAAATCTCGATCAACTCCTTCGGTGGTGCTGTCTACACGGGCCTGTCCATCTACTCGCTCTTGAAGGCGCATAAGGGTGAGATCACCTTCCGCGTCGATGGGGCCGCGATGAGTGCGGCCACGATCATCACGAGTGTGCCGGGTGCAAAGGTAATCATGCCCCGCGGTTCGATGATGATGATCCACAAGGTCAGTTCGGTCGCTGTCGGCACTACGGACGATATGCGAAAGGCCGCCGACGACATCGAGAAGCTGGAGGAAAACCTCATCAGCATCTATGTCGAGAAGACGGGCCGCACGGCTGACGAGATCAAGGAAAAAGTTAATGCCACGACTTACTTCACGGCTGAAGAAGCTGTTGAGTTTGGCCTGGCTGATGAGGTCGACGATACGGCAACGGTTCAAAACTCTGCCGCCGACGGCTTTGTCAACTTGAACGGCCTGAAGGCTGAGGCGAAGTACTTCGTCGGCATGCCGAAGGCTTTTATCAAAGCGGAGCAGAAGGAGGTCCGTATGGATCTTGATTCTTTGAAGGCGGACTATCCCGACCTCGTCGAGGCTATCCGCAATGAGGCTCGTGCTGAAGGCGCAAAGGCTGAGCGTGACCGCATGAAGGACATCGAAGATTGTGCCCTTCCCGGTTACGAACAGCTGGTTGCCGAAGCCAAGTACGGCGAAAAGACGATGACCGGCGCAGAACTTGCCGTTGCCATTGTCAAGGCCGAAAAGGCAAGCAACAAGCGTGCAGGCGAGGGCATGGTGGAAGACTCCAAGTGCCTTGAAGGCATTGCCGCAGTTGAAGGCAATGTTCACGGCATTGATCTTCCAGGCGAAGTCAATCAGGAGGCGCTTGATCGAATCATCGCCGCCGGTGCTCGCGGTTTCGAAAAGAAGTAAGGAGAGTTTTTATGCTCGCACAGGAAAAGTACGCGACGACGGCTGACAATCTTTTTGCCGCGTCTCAGATGATGCCGGTAGTCGCTGATGCGATGACGGTGAAAGCTTCGCAGGGCGCTCTTAAGCGTGGTGCCCTTCTCGATGCGACGGGTACGCTCTGCACGGTTAACGCTGGCAAGACCACGGTTTCCGATGTCTATGCAGTGCTCGCAGAAGACGTCGATACGACGGATGCCGCAGTCGAGGCCGCCGTTTATCTCACCGGTGAATTCAACGAAAACGCTCTCAGCTTCAAGCCTGACAACGATGCCCTCGTGAGCGATTTCAAGGCTTCCGCTCGCAAGGTCTGCATCTTCTTCAAGCCGTCCATCTAAGGAGAAACACAAATGGATATGTTCACTACCCGTACCATGATGGCCATGGTCGAAGCCGGCAAGAAGACGAACAACACGTGGCTTCGTGATCGCTACTTCGGCTATCGTCCGACGTTCAACACCCAGAAGATCGACTTCGATATCGTCGGCATGGGTGGTCGCAAGATCGCTCCCTTCGTCAATCCGAAGGTCGGCGGCGTGGTCCTTGAACGTGAAGGCTACTCCACGAACAGCTTCGAAGCACCGGAACTCTCTCCGATGCGTGTGACGACCGCCGAAGACATGCTCAAGCGTCTCCCGGGCGAAACGGTCTACGCTGGCAAGACGCCCGAAGAACGTGCAGCCGAAATTCTCGGTCGCGATCTTTCCGATCTTGATGACATCATCACTCGTCGTGAAGAAGCCATGTGCGCTGAAGCCCTTTTCAGCGGCAAGGTCACGGTCAAGGGCACCGGGTACGATGAAGTTATCAATTTCTGGGGCGGCCTTGGCGAAAACGAAAAGCCGAAGACGACGCTCACGAAGAAGTGGTCTGCTACGGACGTTACTGCCGCCGACATCCTCGCCGACATTCGTGCTATCAAGCGAGCTATGGTCAAGAACGGCGGCTTTGCTCCGCGTGACATGATCCTTGGCTCCAAGGTCTATGACCTTCTCATGAAGAAGTTCATCGAGGCCAAGTGCCTTGACAACCGACGCGTTGATCTCGGCTTTATCAAGCCGCAGGAACTCCCGAGCGGCGTGACGTACATGGGCTACCTGAACGAAGTCGGCATCGACATCTACGCCTACGACGAGTGGTACATCAACGACGAAGGCAAGGAAGTTCCGATGGTTCCCGAAACCGCCTGCTTGCTCGCCTCTCCCGACACGAAGACGATGCTCGCTTACGGTGTCGTGGCTCTTGCCGGTGATGACGATGTGAAGTTCTATGAAGGTGCTCGCGTTCCCGATTCCTGGGTCCAGCGTGCGAATCCGTCTGGTCGCATCGTCCAGATCAAGTCCCGTCCCCTGCCGGTCATCCAGCAGGTCAACGGCTTCCACCTGGTCGACTGCATCTAAGGTACAGAGGGGACGGGTTTCGGCTTGTCCCCTGATTTTTTCAAGGGGTGTTCATGAAGATCGTCTTTTTGCAAAACGTTCTGCATGCAGGCTCTCGATATGCAGAGGGTGAAGAAGCGGATGTCGACATCGAGGTCGCCGAGTACTTGGCAGCCTGCGGCTTTGCCGTGAAGATTTCGCCTGCGGTTCGCTCGGAAGAGCCGAAGGCCGCAAAGGTGGAGCCTACAGTCAAGCCTCGCGCAAAAGTGAAGGTCAAAGCCAAGGCCGCTGATGCTCCGTCAGGCATTGATGCCGCTTTTGCCGGCATTCCTGACATGGGAGTGGGTTCTGATGATTGACTACAAGTCGCAGTTCAAAGCGGACGTCGACAGCGTCTTCCTTGACCCGAACATCTTCGCCGAATGGCATGACATCGACGGACTACGGGTCAAAGCTTTGCTCGACAAGGTTATGACTCAGGACGACGGTCCGGGCCGCGTCGGTGTTTTCATCAACCAGTTGCGCGTCTATGTACGTACGGAGGACATTCAGCCCGTCCCTGTTGAGGATGAAATCATCTCGATCGACGGGTTTGAGTATTACGTCCGTTCCGTATCCGACGAAGACGGCGTGCTGGTGATCCTTTGTGAGAAGGCGAGCCAATGAAATACGTTTTCAGCTTTGGCGGAAAGCGTCACGAGAAAGAGATTGATCGTGCACAGGCCTTGCTCGCGGGAGTCCCAGGGGGCATTCAACGTGCACTCATGCGCTCGATCAATCGGGCACTTTCATCCGGTCGAACAACGGTTGGACGAGAAGTTGCCAAGCGGTACTACATTGACCCTCGCGACGTGAAGAAGACGGTTACCTTTAACCGAGCAACAAGAACGCGCCTTGACGGTCAGATGATCAGTACGGGCGAGCGAAACGAGTTGCGTGACTATCTGCATAAGCCGAGTGATGAAAGCACCACTGGCGCTAACAGGAAGCCTGTAAGAGTTTTCATCAAGAAAGGTGGAGCAGAAAGTTCGTTAGGTCGAGCGTTCAAGTTCAACAATCACATCTTTGCTCGTAATGGTCGCAAGATCACGGCAAGCCGTGGGTGGCATAAGGGCAAGGTGGTTGAACAGATTGAAAAGCCAACTGGTCCATCCGTTCCTCAGATGGTTGGGAATCAGTCAGTTGTTGAGGTGGTTGGCGAAAAGATGGGGGCGGCCTTTGCCAAGCAGTTGGAAAAGGAAATTTCTGCCGTTCTCAAAGATAAGTAGGAGCCCCCATGGTTGAAAACAACCTTTGTGAAGCAATCCGAGCATTGGTGAAGGACGCTGTGAAGGACTTGCTTCTTCCGACGCAACCGAAAGATCCGAAGGATGAGCCGGGACTCCGAGAGCCGCAGGTAATTAACAACTACTTGCCGCCGAAGCGTTCGGGTGAAGCCCTCGACTTCCCGTTTGTTCTGGTTCGCGCCGAGCGAGGCTCGAGCACTCAGGATCAGACGACGGTAACGGTTGTGCTGGTCATTGGCGCTTACTGTCCAAACGGGCTTGATGGCGCCCGTGAAGGTCACGAGCATTGCTTGAACGTTATGGAAAGGATCCGTCTCAAGTTGATGTCCTTGCCGGGGTTGATCCTTGACGGGCGCTATCAGCTTCGAGGCGAGGTGACTTGGACGCTTCCGACCGATCAGCCTTTCCCCTTCTATCAGCTTGACATGGAGACTGAATGGCTTTTTAGGTCACCAGTCACGGTCATGGAGGATTTCTGATGGCAAAAGCCAAAGTCAGTCCGACGATTTACGTCGGTCCCGATTTGCCGCAAGGCGTACTGAAGCGCTACACGGTTTTCACGGGCAAGTATCCGCCCAACGTCGAAGAACTTCGAAAAAAGAGTCCGTCATTGTGCGGACTTTTTGTTGCTCTGGACAAGCTTCATGACGCCCGTCGTCGAATCAAAGTCCAGGGCGATCTTCTGAACACTCTTTCTAAACAAATCTTTAAGGAGATTTAACGATGGCTTACCGACATGGCGTTATCGTTTCCGAAGTGCCGACCTCGGTGCTTCCTCCGGTCGAAGTCTCTGCGGCGATTCCGATCGTAATCGGCACGGCTCCGGTCAATATGACCGATCCGAAGTGCGTCAACAAGCCGATTCTTGCATACTCGTATGAAGAAGCTGTTGCCGCCTTGGGTTATGTGCCGCCTGCCGCTGTAGCCGGTCCCACGCTCAAGAAGCATGAGTTCACGCTCTGCGAAGCGATCAAGGCGCAGTTCTCCCTATTTGCCGTTTCGCCGATCATCCTTGTGAACGTCCTTGACCCGACGAAGCATAAGAAGACCGCTATGACTACGAGCGTGACGCTTGATGCGAAGACCGGGCAGGCCGTGATTGAAGAAACGGGCATTCTTCCTGAGTCCGTTACGCTGACCCCGTCCTCTGCTTCTGCTTACGTCAAGGATACGGACTATGTCTTGTCTTTCGACGGCGACGGCAACCTTGTCGTAGCTTCTCTTACCGAGCCCGGCGGCACCTTCAAGTGCACGACTGGCGAAAGCCTCACGTTCTCTGCCGACAAGGTAGACCCGTCTGCTGTCAATGCAGATGAAATCGTCGGCGGCGTCGACGTGTCTGGCGTGAAGTCCGGCCTCGAACTTGTTGATGAGTGCTTCCCGCGCTTCGGCCTTGTGCCGGGTACGATTACCGCTCCCGGCTTCTCGAGCAAGCCCGAGGTCGCTGCTGTGATGGCCGCCAAGGCGTCCAACATCAACGGCTACTTCCGTGCGATCGCTCTCATCGACATTCCGACGGATTCCGTCAAGAGCTACACGTCTGTTGCGCAGTGGAAGAACTCGAACAACATCACCGATCCGATGCAGGTTGCTTGTTGGCCGATGCTTTCTCTTGACGGTACGGCATACCACATGAGTTCTCAGCTTGCCGCTCTTCTCGGCAAGGTTGACGCCGACAACGATGACACGCCGTATGTTTCTCCTTCGAACAAAAACTTCAAGATGACCGCGGCTGTCCTTGAGGATGGTACGGAGATCTGGTTGGGTCCCGATAACGGCGAGTACCTGAATGGTCAGGGCGTCGTGACTGCGATCAACTTCATCGGCGGTTGGAAGTGCTGGGGCAATCGCACTGCTGTCTATCCTAGCGGCACTGATGTGAAGGATGCCTTTATTTGCATCCGTCGCATGTTCAACTGGCTCGGCAATACGCTGACGCAGAGTTTCTGGCAGAAGCTTGATGCGCCTGCTAATCGTCGTCATATCGATACCGTCATCACGTCCGCCAATATCTGGCTCAATGGCCTAACGGCTCGCCAGTACATTCTCGGTGGCCGCGTTGAGTTCCTCGAGTCTGAAAACTCGTTGACCGACATGATGGACGGTAAGTTCAGCTTCCACGTTTATGTCACGCCGCCGTCCCCGGCTCGCGAACTCGACTTCGTTCTCGAGTATGACGTGAACAACCTGACCACGCTTTACGCTTAAGGAGGTAAAAGATGGCTGGAACGAATAATGTGCCGGAACGCTTGATTGCCTTCCGCGTTTATGGCGAAGGCAATGACCTTCTTGGTACTGCCAACGTCACGCTCCCGACGATCGAGCCGATGACGGATACGGTTACGGGTGCTGGCATTGCTGGTGAGATCGAGACGCCGATCATGGGCCACTTTGGCTCCATGACGGTCTCGCTCCAGTGGCGCACGATCGAAGCCTGCGCTGTGAAGCTGGCGGCTTTCAAGGCTCACAACCTTGACATCCGCGGCTCTCAGCAGGTCTACGACGCCGCCAACGGCGTCTACAAGACTGTACCGGTTCGCCTTGCTTTGAAGGCCCTTCCGAAGTCCGTTAATCTTGGCTCTTTTGAGACGGGTTCGACGACCGACAGCGAGACCGAACTGGAAGTCTCCTACCTCAACCTTTATATCGATGGTAAGAGCGTGATGGAGGTCGATAAGTTCAACTACGTCTGCAAGTTCGGTGACGACGACATGCTCGAAACCGTCCGTCAGGACCTTGGTATCGCTTAAAAAAAAAAACGAATAGCCGGGAGGGTTCGCTCTTCCGGCTTTTTCTTGAAGGAAAAGCAAAAATGAAGATTCCGTTCTCGAAGCCTTACAACTTTGAAGGCAAGGAATATAAGGATCTTGAGATCGACTTTGATGCCATTACGGGGCGAGAGGTTTCTCAGGCAAAGCGCGACTTCTTCCGTGCTGGAAACTTTGCCAGCTCGAACGTTCTTCAAGCGGACGTTGATTTCTGCGTCTATCTTGCCGCGAAGGCAGCCAAGTTGCCGATCGAGTTCATGGAAGGCCTGCCGGCAAAGGATTACCTTGCTGTGTCTACGATGACTGCAAGTTTTTTGCTCATGTAGGCCTCGGCGGCAAGTTTGACGTTGAGGAGCGGTTGATGCTCGTCTGCCTGCGCCTGCGGTCACACGCGGGCGGGTCTGTTCTTGATTGGATGTCAATGCCGATCACGGAGCTTGGACATTGGAACCGCGTGGTACAGCAGGACTTGAAGGAACGCGAGAGTAGGCAAAAAGGGTAAACGGCGATACAATGAATTATTATCATTGCGTTTTCGCTGGGCCGCCATGGATAAATTTATCGATCGCCGTACTAAAGAACTGGATGAAATCATGCAACGCGAAGACAAAACCAATCTCGAAAGGGATATGGCGTTGCATTTCCTTGGCACAGCCGGTCTTGGCTATGTTAAGGGGTACCTTGGGGCCATGAAACTCATCATCCTGAGTGTTGTTTTGTCAGTTGTGTGTGGGGTGATTCTCGCGCTGTTCGAATGATTGCCTAACGCTGTCTGTGGACTGGAAGCTCGTCAAGAAATTGGCGGGCTTTTTTTATTGGGGAATAAAAAATGGCAGGGGTTGAACACAGTTTGACTTTCAAGTTGGCAAGCCAGCTATCTTCGACATTCCCTCAGGCTTTTCGCTTCGCTGGCGGAACGATTCAGGAGCTGTCCGCCACAATGGCTTCTCTCGAAGCTGAGGCGTCTAAGACTGGCGCTTTCCTCAAGCAACGAAAAGCTGTAAAGGGTGCTTTGTCGACTTATCAAGAGGCAAAGAAAAAACTGGATGCTCTTGAAAGTTCGATTTCGCAAGTTGGTGTTCCGACAAAGAAGATGGCAGCCGCGCATCTAAAGGCGAGCGAGGCTGTAAAGCAATGCGAAGTTAAGCTGGAGCACGAAAAGCGGGTGCTAAAGGGCCTGCCAGTTGATGCTAGAGCCGCGTCTAAGACAATCGAGGCTCTAGAGGAAAGCCAAAAGTCACTTGCAGGCCAAATAGACGAAACCAAAGAGAAGATCAAGCGCCAGCAAAACGCCTTTAAGAACTTTGATGCGGCCTCAGGGAAAATTACCATGGCCATAGGCTCGTTTAGGGCCGTTGGTGGTGCAGTTTCGTCCGTGAAATCCGCCATTGAAGGACCGGTTCAGGCGTCAATGAAGATGGAAGATGCAATGGCTGATTTGGCTAAAGTATCTGACTTCACGCCTGAAGGTTTGGCTGAGATGCAGAGAAAGCTCGAGAAAATGAGCTTGACCATTCCGATGAGCGCAGACGGTTTGGCACAGATTGCCGCCGCGGCCGCGGGGGCAGGCGTTGCTCAAGATGAGCTTCTCGGCTTTACTGAGCAGGCGGCAAAGATGGCTGTCGCCTTCGACATGACAGCAGAACAAGCGGGCACGATGATGGCGAAGTGGCAAAGCGGTATGAAGCTCACGATGTCGCAGACATACGCGCTCGCTGATGCGGTCAACGGGTTGAGCAACAACAATGCTGCACTTGCAAACCAGATCGGCGATACGGTTCAGCGATATGGCGCTTTGGGTAAGGTAGCTGGCCTTTCCGAAAAGCAGACTGCCGCATTGGCTGCGTCGCTGATTGCATCAGGCGCATCGAGCGAGACCGCTGCAACTGGCATGAAGGCGTTTATGGGAACCCTTGCCAAGGGTGCTCAGCTTTCAGAAAGGCAACAGGCCGCGCTTGCCAACATCGGTATTCCTGATGTAAAGCAGTTGCAAAAGGATCTTCAAAAAGATGCCGCCGGAACGATCGTAAAGGTTCTCGAGGGCTTGAACGGCCTGTCGGAAGAGAGGCGAACGATGTACCTCAATGTGCTGTTTGGCGAAACAGGCAGTGAGGCTCTTGGTCCTCTTCTTCAAAACCTTGATGCTGTGAAGAAGAACTTCGATTACGTGGCCGATGAGGCCAATACTGCGGGGTCAATGGAAAAGGAGTTTGAGGCTCGGTCCAAAACAACGTCTAATTCTCTGGTCCTTCTGAAGAACTCTGCGGACTACGTTGCTCGAGCGTTTGGCGATCAGTTCTTGGGGCCGATTCGAAGAACGGCGCTCTATATGGGCGACCTTGCGGAAGTGGCCGGTTCTTGGGTTCGAGAGAACTCAGCGTTGGTTAAGTCTGTTTTGAAGTGTGCGGCTGTTTTGGGCGGGTTGGTAACCGCTGGCATTGCATTGAAGGGCGTCATGTATGCCGCCTCGGCAGTGATGGATGTCTGGCGCGGGTTGTGTGTGTTCAGCTCTCTCGCCATGAAAACGACAATGGTCGTAGGAAACGCTCTTGCAATGACCGGGCGACTTATCGGCGGAGCTTTTTCGTTTGCTGGAAAAACGCTGAAGGGCATTGCATGGGGTGCCAGCAGGGTAGCGATGTTGGCTTGGCGTGCGGCCTGTGTTGCCACAAGCACGGCAATTGAGGCTTCGACGGTGCTTATCAAGCTGTTTGGTGGCGCTTTGTGGTTTGCGTTTACCAATCCGGTCGGCCTGGCTGTGACCGCGTTGGCTGGGCTTGTAGCGGGTGGCGTTGCGCTGTACAAAAACTTTGATGTTGTTAAAGAGAAGGTGGATGCCCTTCAAACGGCGTTTACTCAAAAGTTTCCTGGTATCTCGAAGGTTGTTCAGTTAGCTTTTTCTGGTATTCAAAAAAACTTTGTAATGGGGCAGGAAAAGTTTGAACAACTGGTCGGGTGGATCGACGGAATCTTTCTTACCAAGTGGGGTTCTGTATGGCAGCGCGTTCAAGATTCGTTCGCTCAAATCTTCGGCGGGCTGAGCGGGTTGATCAAGGCACCGATTAACAGCGTAATCGGGCTTGTAAACGATGCTCTGTCAAAGCTGAACGGACTGAGCATTGAGCTACCGACGATGCTTGGCGGTGGGACTGTTGGGTTCAACATCCCTGAGATTCCTCAACTCGCCGACGGTGGCGTTGTGTCATCTCCTACGCTTGCGATGATTGGTGAAGGCCGAGAGCCTGAGGCCGTGATGCCGCTCTCGAAGCTTGATGCCGCAACATCCAGTAGCTCTACCGTTGTCAACTTCTCGCCCGTGATTAACGTCACCGGCGGAAGTGCGGATACGTATGCCGACGTGAAGCGGGCGCTTGACGAAGGCCGCAGATCGTTTGAACGCGAGTTCGATCAGCTGATGCGGAATCGTTCCCGCTTGTCTTTCGCTTAAGGAGGAATGATGAAGTCATATACGACTGTCTCTATGGACACGTGGGACATCATCTCCAAGAAGGTCTACGGTGATGAGCACTACATCGACAAGCTAATCGCCGCAAACGTCCAGTACAGGAAAGTCGTCATCTTCTCTGCGGGCATTGTCCTCTCGGTTCCCGAGGTTGACGTATCGCCGACAAGTGATGAGGGCTTGCCTGCTTGGAAGAGGTTGAAGCATGACTGATCCTCGAGAGACAAAACTTACTTTGCTCTTCACTGAGTCAAAGACTGACGCGACGAGCGACATCATGCCTGATCTTCTCTCCTTTTCGTATGACGACAGGGAGGCGGATCAGGCGGATGAAATCTCGCTGACGGTCAAGGACGAGAAGGGCAAGTGGGCAGGTTCTTGGAAGCCAGACGGCGGTGAGACGATTCGGGCCTACATCAAAGGTTCGACCTGTCCGAAGCTTTTCTGTGGGAAGTTTTACGTCGACTCGATGCGGGTTAGCGGCTCTCCGAGAGTTTGCGAAATACGTGCCGTGTCGATCCCGTTGAAGGCTCCGATTCGCCGCCGACTGGTGACGAAGGCTTGGGAGAACTACACGCTCAAAGGCATTTTGAAGGAGATTGCGGCGAAGGCGGAGATCTATTTCTACTTCGAAGTTGAGGAGGATCCAGAGTATGACCGACTTGACCAGAAGGAAGAGAGCGATCTCGCTTTTCTGTCGCGTCTCTGTCAGGACGCGGGGTTGTCGATCAAGGTTACTGATGACACGATCGTGATCTTCGATCAGTCGCGCTACGAGAAGATGGAGCCTGCCTGCGAGGTAGAGCTTGGTGTGTCGGATGTCCTGTCTTGGGATTTCCAGACGACTCAATCGGACACGTATAAGAGCTGCGTTGTTTCTTGGCGAGACATCAAAAAGAAGAAGCGCAAGTCCGCGGGCGGCTACAACCTTGACTTGGAAAAGCCTTCGGATAAGCCGCCGGCGAAGTACAACATCGACCTTGAAAAGATCGACGACTCAAATGCGTCGAAGAACCCTGCGGTCAATACGTATGTCTATGTCGATCCGGATGCCGATGCCAACGGCCAGGAGTACAAGCTGAAAAAGCGCGTGACTTCAAGGGCTGAGGCCGAGCGTGTGGCGAAGGCTACGCTTCGACGCCTGAATCTGCGAAGCGTCACCGGCTCGATGACGCTCGTCGGAGATACGCGGCTTGTGGCCGGCATCGTGATCGAGGTGAGGGGCTTCGGAAGCTTCGATGGAAACTTCTTCATCGAGTCCGCCTCGCACAGCGTGAGCGAGTCCGGCTACGTGACGACGATTAACGTCCGCCGCGTGAATAACAAGTATTGAGGTGAGTGATGGAAACCGACACTATCAGAATCGGTGAAGTCGTCTCGATCGACCCGGTCGCCTGCACTTGCCGTGTTGTCTTTGATGACGACGACAGCTTGAACTCTTATGACCTGCCGGTCATGCAGAGGTGCACGTATGACAATCACGACTATCAGCTTCCGGACATTGGTGAAGATGTTGTGGTCGCATTTCGACGTGGAGGTGAAGAGGACGGTATTGTTCTCGGCTCTTTCTACGCGGGTGAGATTACGCCGCCTGAGTCCAGTCCTGAGAAGCGAACGGTTGTTTTCAAGGACGGGACGCGATTCAGCTACGACCGAGAAGCGCACGAGCTGGCGATGACGATTGAGGGAACGGAGATTGTTTACAACCGCAAAACGGGAACGATTACCGTGCCAGATACGATCACGGTCAACTGTACCGACGCGGTTGTGAACGCCTCCAGCTCGATCACCTTCAACTCTCCGAAGTCGACGTTTACTGGTGATGTGATCATCCAGAAGACGCTCACGGTTTCGGGCTTGATTTCCGGCTCGGGAGGCTTCACGGTGACGGGCGGTTCAGGCGTCAAGGCTACGGGCAACATCGAGCTGATCGGCTCCATGAATGCCTCGCAGGATGTCGTCGCGGGCGGCATCAGCGTGATGTCTCACACTCACACTGCTCCGCACGGTGAAACGAGCGGTCCGCACTGACAAGGCGAGCACAAAAAGACAAACCCCACGGGACGGGAGATCCTCGTGGGGCTTTTTTTGATCGAAAGGTATGAAAGATCAATAAAAGATATTTTACCGCAAAACTTCTTCCAGTTCATGGGGAAGCTGTTTCAAAAGGAAAGGCCGACGATGGAAATCAAGATTTTGCGATGGGCGTTCGCGTTGTCCATGAGTGTAGTGCTAGTGCTTGTCGCCACATGCTTTGCTTTTTGGACTCTGGCATATGCCTACGAGGTGTCGGAGGCGCTATGGCTGGTGTGACTGGGCTGTTTGGAAATATTCCGTTCGTGACCTCCTCGGCCGTCTGCCTGACCTTCAAGGACTTGAAAGTCGAACGCTCGACGCGGTGGGCTACGCACGAAGTGATAGGTAAGAAGCCGGTTGTCGAATATGTCGGACCAGGTCTAGCGTCGGTGAGCTTCACGATTCAACTCAACTCGCTTCTCGGTATGCCGCCGATTGCGGTTCTGAAGGGGTTGCAGATGCTGATGGAGAAGAAGGAAGCGCAGCGGCTTTTGATCGGCCCGGACTACTTGGGCAAGTTTGTCATTGAGTCCGTTTCGGAAGACCGCAAGGAACATACGAATCTCGGCATCCCCGTTAGCGGATCCGTGACGATCACGCTCAAGGAGGTCGGTGATGGCTAAGTATCGAGTAGGTCAGCAAAGCATTGACGTTGATTTCGCACCGGAAGGCGTGATGGAGATTCTGCAGAACGTTCGCACGATTCTGGCGACGCGCAAGGGCTCCGTTCCGCTTGACCGTGATTTCGGGATTTCGTGGGACAACATCGACCAGACGCTGCCGGCGGCCAAAATGTTGATGCGCTCGGAGGTGATTGACGCCGTTGAACGCTATGAGCCAAGGGCGAGAGTGACAAACGTTGATTTCGCTGAGGACGTGGATGGCGCGATGAACGGCGTGTTGAAGCCGATCGTGACGGTTCAAATAGGAGATGAGTGATGGCAGAAACATTGCCCAGATGGTGGCTAAAGGACATCAGCTTTCTGACGACGGATGCTACGGCGCTAGAGGCTGAAATCATCACCGCGTTCGAGAAGGTCAGCGGAAGAACATTGGCGGCGGGAGATCCTGTCCGCCTTTTTCTTTTGTCGCTCACGGCCATCATCGTGACGCAGCGAAGCGCGATTGATGCGGCAGCGAAGCAGAACCTCCTGTCGTACGCGCAGGGCGACTACCTCGATGCTCTCGGGCTTTTGCTGAACGTCGAGCGCCTGGCCGAGAGCAAGGCTGTGACGACGATGCGCTTCACACTGTCGAGAGCGCTAGGCGAAGTTGTGACGATTCCTGCGGGAACTGAGGTGACGAACGGTACGGTCACCTTTGCCACGACTCTGGATCTGGATATTCCTGCCGGCGAGCTGACGGGGGATGTGGCGGCCGTGTGCACGGACTCCGGTCCTGTCGGCAACGACTTCTTGGCGGGGCAGATCAATGTCATCGTGAAGCCGCAGACTTTCGTCGCATCGGCCGAGAACGTCACGATCACGTCTGGCGGCGCATTGGCTGAGAGTGACCTTGACTATGCGAACCGCATCCGCCTAGCACCAAGTTCGTTCAGCGTCGCCGGTCCGGAGAAGGCGTACGTCTTCCACGCGAAGAGCGTTAGCTCGGCCATCATCGACGTCTGCATCGACTCTCCGACGCCGGGGCAGGTGGATGTCTATGTGCTCCTAAAGGGTGGTGAACTTCCTTCGCGTGAGACGCTCGAACAGATCGAGACCCGGTTGCGCGATGGTGAGATTCGACCGTTGACGGACTATGTCCGCGTGCTCGCGCCGACGGCCGTGAACTATGAGATTCAAGTCGACTACTGGATTTCGAAAGAAGATCAGTACAAGGCCGCAGAGATCAAGGCCTTGGTCGAGAACGCGGCTGTTGCATACAAGTCATGGCAGCAGGCAAAGATCGGACGCGACATTACGCCTGAAAAGTTGACGCAGCTGATCGTAGCCGCAGGCGCTTGTCGCATTGATTCTGCGACTCAGAAGCCTGCAGCGTTCAAAGCGTTGACTCGCAGTCAGGTCGCGCAGTGCACGAAGCTGACGGTCAATTACAAGGGATTGAAGGATGAGTAAGGAGCTAGACAAGACAAGCTTGCTCGACCTGCTGCCGGACTCGATTTCGAAGGATTCGGACGTGTCGGCCGCCGCTAAGGCGCTAGACATTCCGCTTCGTGAGATGACTGGTGTTCTCGATCTTCCGTCGATTTACGTGAGTATCGACAGCCTGACATCCGAGCAGCTCGATCATTTGGCGTACTCGTGGGACGCAAGCGTGTGGCGTGATTCATGGCCACTTGAGCGTAAGCGAAGCGTCATCAAAAACGTGATTCGCGAAAAGAGAAAAAAGGGGACGTTGAACGCTGTAAAAGCGGCGGTTGCGTCTATTGGCTCGAGGACAGTTATCACTGAGTGGTGGCAAAAAGAGCCCAAAGGATCACCCCATACTTTTGAGATCGAGGTCGATATGCCAATCGGGGACTTTGATATCGAGGCTCAGGAAGATGTTTTTGGGTTGATCGACGATGCAAAACCCGTTCGGTCACACTATGAGCTTCTGCTCAATAACCGTTTAGATGGGAAAGTTGGCTTTATTGGTGCCGCTCAATATGCGAGCTACTTGTGTATCAGGGAGCCCCTTTTGATAGATGCGTCGGTATCTGGAGCAGTAGAGCTTGGCTGTGTCGCTAGACCGACGAACTATTCCAGACTTTAGGAGATTTTTTATGGCTAGTTCAATGTTGATAACCTCTGCGGGGCTAAGAGAGGTCGTGAATGCAGAGCATGACGGAACCGCTCCGATCAAGCTAACACAAATTGCTTTTGGTACTGGGAAATACGTCCCATCTGCTGAACGAACGTCTCTTGAGGCGGAGTTCAAAAGGTTTGATGCGATCTCAGGTGGGGCGGTCGGGGATAACGTTCTCCATGTAAGCGCCAGGGACGCATCGTCTGAGACCTATGTCGTATACGAGATCGGCCTTTTTACAGAGAGCGGAACACTATTTGCCGTGTGCTCGGACGAAATGCCGTTGATCCAAAAAAGTGCAAGGTCTCAAGCATTGCTGTCAATAGACATGGCCGTCGTGGGTTTTTCTGCGGAGTCTATTGTGCTTGGCGACACGAACTTTTTGAATCCGCCAGCCACAACAACGACGGCTGGTGTTGTCTATCTTGCATCAGATTCAGACATTGAAGAAGGGACATCAATCAGCAAAGTTGTTACTGCCAAGGCCTTAAAGAACGCGCTTGACTCGATTGAGTTTCAAGCGACTATTCAGGATGTTGATTTGAATTCGTGCAAAACGCCGGGGGTTTATCACTGCAAAGGACAGATACAAAACATCCCTCCAGGATACGAGCAGGGAACTTTGTTTGTGACAAGGAATGCCGATGGCATGGTGCTACAGCAATACTGGACCCAAACAAGAAAAATGTGGATGCGTCAGCTAGAAGGCTCTGGCGCTACCGAGTGGAAACGATACGGAAATAATTTTACGGCGTCAACCACTGATTTGACTGCGGGGTCGTCTCCGCTCGAAAACGGCTGTTTTTATTTTGTGTATGAATGAGGTGTCTTATGACTTTTGAAATTGTGAAAAATAACTTTGAGCGCGGTCTTTGGACTGCGTCGATGGTGGCTCTCGCGGTTCGCCGTGGGGTCATTACGCGTGAGCAGTATAAGACGATCACCAACCAAGAATTCAAGGAGTAAGAAAAATGACCGCGAAACGGCTGGTTAAGCTTTATGACCATTCTGATCAAAAGACGTACGCTTTCCCGAATGGGAGCCTTGCTACACCAGAAATAATTTCTCGTGATTTTCCGTGCGCTTCGAGTGGCCTGAAGTGCGTCATCATCACCGATGCGTCTGGAGAGACGCTTTTTACGTTGCAGACTTTGAGCTCTCTGGCTGACGCAATGGGGCTTGATTCGACCCTTGATCCTGACGTACTCATCAAGTCGATTGAGACTCAAGTAAATACTCCGCCGGCCGCCTCCATTCCGTCTCCAGAAGAGCGTATTGCTGCGGCGTTGGAGTATCGTAATCTGCTCGATATGCCTGCGGTCTAAGAAGAAAGTACAGGAAACAGTAGCGCCCTTTGGGGCGCTTTTATTTTTTTGGGGGGAGTTATGCCCAAAGGAGCTTATTTCGGTGTCGGCGGGAAGGCAAAGAAGGTCAAGAAACTCTTTGTCGGAATCAACGGCGTTGCTCGAGCAGTCAAGAAAGCATACGTAGGCGTGAACGGGAAGGCCAGGTTGTGGTGGAGCGGTGTGTGCACGTTGAAACATTATGAGTACCACAACCATTCTGAGTCGTTAACCGAGCAGCCGATACGGACCCTGGCGCAAACTGATCCTTCCGGAGCGTGTTGCTACTTTATGTTCGGAAATACCGTATTTTGTGATGAATTCGGGTACTTTTCGGACATTGGATCGCTGTCTGCATCAGCGGGAGGGATTGCGCAGTTTGCTGGTAGTTCATGGGTGAAAAAGGTCGCGGTTAACGCGGACGGGCTAGTAGAGTGCGGGATTATCCAAGGGTACAATATCCAGTCAAAAGTCAACCTGCTAAAAGGAGTCTCTTCAGCTGTCGCTACCACAATGCCAGACGGGGCTGTTGCGTTTCTTTTTGGATCAGGCACAGGTGAGCGCGATAGTCCGTCAATTTATCCGGACGGACGCACTGCGTTAGTACCACACCCCTCCGACGTCATAACTGGAAACCTAAACGCGACAGCGAGCGCCTTTTCTAGCCGATCAAAGAAAACATATATCGTCTGCAAAGGTAGCCCAAAACTATTCGTTGTTAGTGCTTCAGGAAGCTTTTCGACGATCGCGCTGACGGTTACACCAACAGACAAAACACAAGCAACCGGTGTTGAGCTAGCGACTTTTGGTTTTGGAACGACGCTCTTCACTGTAGGAGAGCAGGGTACAGTGAGCTACAAGACAGCTCCTTTCACGACGAGTTATCCAGACACACTGACGATGCAGACAGAGAGTGCTGTTTATCCAACGACTGCCTGCAGTCGCCCTTCTGTCACGCACATAAGCTTGACCACAGGGAAGTTTACAAAGTACGACGAAAGGACGGGGGTGTTCTCAGTAATCCCTGTACCGAAAGATTTGACAGTCACGGCGAAGTCGTACAGGCGCGCGATGCCTGGCTACGGTGGGCACATCATCGGCATGACCCACACCGTAGAGTCAGAGCGATTTGTCTACGAAAACTAAAAAATAAAAGGCTCGACTTCGGTCGGGCTTTTTTCATTTGAGGGATTTAGATGATAAACACGTTAGCGACGCTTTTGCCGCAAGGCGGTGAAAGAGCATTGCTTGCGATAGGTGCGACGGTTGGTGGGGCTTTTAGCTTCGCTTTCGGTGATGTAGGTCCTTTGCTCATGTGGCTCACGATCTTTACTGTCACTGATTTTCTGTTGGGTACGGCTGTCGCGATCAAGTTGGGGCAGTGGTCAAGTCATAAAAACTTTGTTGGCGTTTTAAAGAAAGCGCTGATGTTTTTCATCGTGGCCTTGTCACACGGTCTGGACGAAGTTTTTCAGCCGCTGATCCATTTCCAGATCTTCCAGTCGATCACCATCTGCGCGTACTGCGCAGGCGAGTTCGGCTCTCTTATCGAGACGCTTGAGCGCGGAGGTTTTGGGAGCGTGGTTCCGCCGGTCTTGCGTCGAATCGTTCAGACAGTCAATGAACGTCTGGAAGAAAAGGCTGATGCCGAGCTGTCCGCTAAAGGGCTTGTGTCGAATGAAAAGGAAGATGTGAAATGAAAAACTTTGGAGAGTATCAACCTGAGTTAGCAATGGACTTCATCGAGGCTTGGGAGGGCTGCCGCCTGCAGGCGTACAAGTGCCCCGCCGACATTTGGACAATCGGCTGTGGACACACGAAGGACGTGACGGAGCACGACGAGATCACGTATGAGCAGTCGAGGAAGATGCTTCGTGAGGACATCGAGGAGGTCAAGCGAGGGCTTGCGCCTTTCGTCAATGTTCACGTGACTGAAGGGCAGTTCGTGGCATTGGTGAGTCTGGCTTTTAACGTGGGCGTGAGCTACGTCGTTCACCAGTGT